GGCTTACTTTTCCAACGTGGGCGATGAATTATTTTTAAGCCGAGCGGGGAAATATTACTGGAAGAATCTTACGGTTAATTTCATCGCACGGGAGCCAGCGCGTACATAAATTATCATATGGTCCTCACTCCAAATTGACTTTATTTCAGGAATGGGGTACAATGTAGGAAAATTTGGCAAGATGGAGGGCATTGTAATGAAAAAGCTTTTATGTTTTGTATTGGCAATCTCAATGCTTTTATTGGGAGGGTGTTCATCCGATGGAGAGCAGTCAAATCTTCAATCAGCAGAGGAAAGGCTTGGAGCGGAATCTGAACCTACAATTTCTGAACACCAAAAGGAAATAGACGGTCAAGTCTCAATTGACGGAGGACTTTCAGAAATTGAATTAACAATCCCAGCCGATCTCCTGGGCGGAAATATAAGCGAAGAATTGACAGAAGAAGATCGGGCAGATGGGTATAAGTCAGCAAGGATAAACGATGATGGGTCAATCACATATGTAATCAGCAGGAATGGATATAACCAATTAGTTAAGAATTACAAAGAAGAAACCATAGAATCGCTCTCAAAGCTTCCCGATGAATATGAATCGATAAGCGAAATAAAAATCAATGATGATCTTACGGAAATATCCTTAATTGTAGATCGAAAGGGGTATGAAAATGGATATGATGATTTTGCTATTACAGTAATTTTCTTTTCAATAGCTTACTATAAAGCCTTTTTGGGCATCCCAGATGAGGATATAGATTTGGTTGTGAATATCCAAGATGTAGATACGATGGAAATATTTGATACTTGCATTTATCCTGATGACATGGAATTTTAAAATGAATGCCCGCCCACTACGGCGGGTTTTCTCTTGCGAAAAATAAATTTTAAAAACCTCTTGACTTATAGTGTCACCTATAATATAATTATGGTATCACCAATAAGTCAGGAGGTGGAAAATGTCACCGCGCACAGGTAGACCGCCGAAAGATGATGCTAAACGAAATGAAACGCGAATTAGAATGAATGACGAGGAGGTGGCAAAATTAAATTACTGCTGCGAGATTTTAGGGCTTACCAAAACGGCGGTAATAAGCAATGGGATTGATAGGATGTATGAAGAAGCCCAAAAGCAAGCAAAAAAGTAGGATATTCGCCGCCGTGAGAAGCAACAAGCGAATATCCAAACAACAACCCGGAGGTTATCGAGAAAATTATAACATTTTCTTGCGCCTCCGTCAACGACAAAAGGAGGCTATTTTAATGTCAGAAAAAAGTTTAATCGAGATCGTTCGCGATTTATCAGATGAAGAATGTATGCGGCTACTGGAAGTCATTAGAGCATTGGTATCCAAGAAGGATGGTGACGCGACATGAGCAAGAAGAAGAACCCGAACCGCCAAGGATTCATGAATCATGTGAACACCATCCGGCATATCGAGGCCGACAAGGACGCCTTCTTAAGGGCAAGCCGCCTAGAGCGCCACGAAAGCCGCCGGGAACCGCTGAAACCGTCCGACATTATCAAAATCGCCGTTATATTTGCAGTTGCGCTTGTGTTCTGCGCAACGCTTGTGATCGGCTACATGAGCGGGCATTTTGTACCGGCCTTGTTGGGAATCGGCTTATTGACATTTTTTGGTGGCACAATTGCCGCTTGCCTGTAGGGGGTGGCGATGGAATGAACGATTTACAGATATTTAATAATCCAGATTTTGGGGAAATCCGTACCATTGAAATTGATGGTGAAGGTTGGTTTGTAGGAAATGATATTGCATCAGCCTTGGGATATGCAAAGCCGAGAAATGCGATTGCTACGCATGTTGACGCAGAGGACGCCCGGATTCAGGGCATCCTTACAAGCGGCGGGATGCAACAGATGAAAGTCATCAACGAATCCGGCCTATATGCGCTAATCATTATGAGCGAACTCCCCAGCGCCAAGAAATTCAAGCGGTGGGTTACATCCGAAGTCCTCCCTTCCATCCGCAAGCATGGCGCGTATGCCGTACCGCAATTATCCACCAACGAACTTGTACTTAAAATCGCACAGGCCAATGTCGAGCTTGAAAAGCAGCTAGGCGAAGTCAAGGCCGAGGTTCAACAGATCGGCGACAAGCTTGAAACTGCCTTGCAGGTATTTTCAAAGCCCGGAAGCAATTGGAAAGACAGTATGGAATTGGCAATCCGGGAAATGTCCGACGGTAACGGCTGGGCGCTAATCAAGCTTAAAGGCAAGCTATACCAAGAGTTAGAGATCATCGCAAATGCCGACCTTCAAAGCCGCCTGACGCGCAAGCGAAACCGTATGAAGAAACAAGGAGCAACGCGCAGGGATTACATGGCAGTAAATAAGCTGGACATTATCAGCTACGACAAGCAGCTCCTTCCCATTTTCGAAGGAATTGTCCGGAAGTATCAGGCCATTCGCGGAATACAAGGTTAACAATTTAATAATTAAGCGTCTACCTTCGGGTAGGCGCTTTCCTCATGCTATTTTCAGAAAGGAGGCTTCCATGCCGCGCACAAGTTGCACCATTACATTTGGACTCTACGACACGACCGCCCGCCAGGATGCATCCTACGAAACGGACGACAAGCAGCCATTCGTAAACTTTGAAGATTTCAAGCGCGAAGAGGGCATATCCGTTCCCAAATTCGCAACCCTTGAGCAAAATCAATTCCTGCTGGACGGAACCTTTGAGTTATTCCCCGATGAGCCTGCCGGCATGGAGTGGGGCTTGTGGTCCCGTTCCATGAGCGACGGAAGCGGAAATTTCGCTACTCCTCCAAAATTGGTTATATCCTTTTCGGAAAACCACACCAGCCCCGGATTGACATTGTACTTCTATAAACCCACCGATGATTTCATAAATAATTTGATTGTGCGGTGGTACGATGAATTCGGGAATTTGATATCAACAAATCAGTCTTATCCAGATGGTACGAAGTATTTCATCAGCAACAGCATAACCGATTACCGGCGGATTGAAATTGAATTCATCTCCACCAACAATCCCTACCGATTTTTGAAACTCGCTGGAATCGATTTCGGTCGAATGGTAATTTTTGCGTCGGATGGCCTAATTTCGGCAAAGGTACTGGAGGAAATTGATCCCACTGCTGCCTCTATCTCAATCAATACGCTTGAAACCGAGGTATATTCAACAGACAAGGATTTTTCCCTGCTGGATCCACAGGGCATGTTTTCTTTGTTGCAGCAACAGCAAAGACTCGATGTGACCGAAACGGTAAACGGGGAAAGCATATACATGGGTGCATATTACCTTGATACGTGGGATGAAGCGTCGGAGAACAGCCTGAAATTGACTGCGGTTGATAAGATTGGAATTATCGATAAAACGAATTTTTATGGTGGGATCTACGACAATATCCTGTCTGGGGAGCTTATTGCTCAGATAATGGACTCTGCCGGCGCCGAATACGATCTTGACGAATCATTGAGGGACATTCCATTGAGCGGCCACTTGCCAATTGCCTCCCACAGGGTAGCATTGCAGCAGGTGGCCCTTGTTATCGGCGCGTATGTGGATTGCTCCCGAAGTGATGCAATTAAGATTTATTCGCCCCCCATGGTCGCGTCTATCCTGGTGGAGAGATCGAGAATTTTTCTGGGCAGCTCAATCGGACTGCGCGAACTCGTAACCGGGGTTAATGTAACATCTCACCGGTTTGTAAAAAATCAAGAGAGCACGGACTTGCTGGAGGATACCTTGCCGGCGGGACAATATGAAGTAACATTCAGCTCTCCCGCCCACAGTCTGGAAATAAGCAGTGGCGCAAGCATTGTTGAATCAAACGTCAATTATGCCATTATCAATGTCGAGCGGGCGGGGGAGGTTGTCCTGACCGGTTTGGGATATACCGACAGTCAAATTGTCTTCAAGAAACGCGCAAAGTCTCTTCCGGCCAATGCCACGCAAAATACGCTTTCGGTGGAGAATGCCACTCTTGTGAGTGCGGCAAACGCAAATAATGTCGCGGAAAGAATATATGACTATTATCAGAAAAGATATGAATTCAACTTTGAAGTAGTGGCTAACGGGGAAGAAAATGGAGATTATGTGATGGTCAATAGCCTGCGTGGCGAATATTTAAGGGGTGGGATTGAGGCTATGGAGATTAATTTGACCGGCGGGTTCTTGGCGAACATCAAGCTAGCTGGAGTACGTGCCTCCACAACAATGGGATATTATGTCGGCGAATTGTATGCCAATGAAGCGTGGGGGGTTATTTAATGGAATGGACAACTCCCGTTACCGGTAGAGACGAGTGGGATATTCTCGACAGAACCCCGAATGGACACTGCAATTATAATGATCTCAACCGGATTGAGGGAAATTGTGAAGTTTTAAAAAATTTCCTGGGAGTGATCATTCAAACACGAACATGGAGCCGAAGTGACTTTCCTACGGTATCTGATTTTGCCCGAATCAGAAACAACATACAATCTCTGAGGGATGCATATTACACATATTCCACAACGCCGAATACCCCCGAGAACCCAATCAACACATGGCCGAAATTCAATGACATCGAAAGAATTTTGCGCGATATTTATATTTTATATACCAAAAATCTATCAGCATTTTATCATGTCGGCGAATTATATGCCGGGGAAAGGATAGGAGTGATTTAATGGCATTTAAAGCAAGAACATGGGTTGATCGGCAAAGTGAAATTCCGGGACGGAGACGATTGACTGAAACCGGAGAAGTGGGAGTTTATGATGTCAGCCGGGAAGAGGGATTGATTCTTCAAGAGGGAGATTTATTGGGTGCCGCAAATCTGAATGATTTGGAGGGTCGAATAAAAACTGAAATAGCAGATAAGCTTCTACGTCTTGTAATTACTTTCCATCCGTCTCTCGCAGGCGAATTCTTTAGCGTAACCGGACCAGATTTTTCCTATAATGGGGTTGTTCCGTCAAGTCTTATCGATATAATTTCTGCGCCCGAATTAAATACTGAGTATATGATTACCAGCGGGGAATTATCTTCCTTGGTAACGGTCGGTAATTATTGGGGAATTCATGAATTTTCATTTGGCACTCCAATACTTACCTATACTGGCACATATGATCTTGTGGAGAGCGTACATCCAACAAGTGGAAGGGAGCGATTTTATGCCTGGCTTAAAACATCCGGGAATCTTTCGTTCGATCTTAATACAAAAATTGACATCTTCATGGTTGGTGGAGGCAGAAGCGGAACTCGCGTCGGCACTGGAACCACGTCCTTAACGGGTGGAGGCGGAGGCGGAGGCAGTGGGTATACTATAAATAAATACGGTCATATAGTCAACACAAGCGATATGACTGAAATAATTATCGGTTCAGGAGGTGCTGCGGCCACTGTTATTGGAGGTTCAAATTCTGGCGGATCTACTACTTGGCTTGTTAATGAAAGTGTGCTATATCAATCAGATGGCGCCGCTGTTGCCGCAGCATCTAGCTATATCGGTAGCCCTGGAGGGTCGGGTGGTGGCGGAGCTGGGAGTGTTTCGTCGTCATCAAATTATGCAGCAGGAGGCGCCGGAGGATATAATGGCGCCAATGGTATTTCCGGAGGCTATGCTGGAGGCGCCGGGCAGGGAACAACCACACAGCCGTTTGAGGGTGATGTTTCTCCCTTTATTGGATGGTATTTTGCAGGCGGTGGCGGTGGTGGTGGTGGTGCGCTTGGAGGCGTAACATCTAGTATCGGCGGCGCTGGAGGCCTAGGCGGAGGTGGCGCTGGAGGAAGGGGAAATCTCGGTGCCGCCGGAGCTACTGGAGGCAATGGCTCTGAATATTTGGGAGGTGGAGGCGGTGGAGGAGGAGCCTCTAACTCTACTTACGGTGGAAATGGTGGAGCGGGCGGTTCCGGTTCAATTATCATACGCTGGGGGGACTGGTCGGAATGAGAATCGCGCTCATTAAAAAAACAACATTAGGCGGCAGCAATGGCGGCAGCGGCCTTGTCATGTATCCCAGCGGTGGAACGAATTATTACACAGTTGACAACATCGCCGAATTTGACAATCTTTCAATAGCGCAAGCCATGGCAACAAACATGAATTTGCTGGCGGTATCGGTTGATGATTTGCCCATTACCATCGGAGATACCTATTCGGATGGACGATTTTACCGGGGCGGTCAGGAAGTAACCCAACCAGAAGATATTGCTGTCATATTGCAACAATTAACGCAAGAACAAATAGACTTGTTACGCGGCTGTGTTCTTGAGCTGTCCGAAGAATTATACGGAGGTATGTAATGTCGAAAATAGCGGAATTATGGGCGCAGGAAATCCAGGCCGGGAGAAAAACCATTGAGGATGTTCCGGCCAAATTGCAGGGAGAAGTCAGGGAGTTATTGGAAAAAGCCATAGTATAAAATCGCCTTTTCGGGGCGGTTATTTTAATTCAGGAGGAAAAACACATGAGCAATTTTAAAGCATGGGTAAAGGCGGCGGGAGTCCGGGCCGTAAAAACAATGGCACAAGTTTTTATTGCAACCGTTGGCACAACAGCGGTAATGAACGAAGTCGATTGGGCAACGGTGGCATCAGTGACCGTCCTTGCGGGGTTGCTATCGATTGTAACATCGTTGGCGGGGCTGCCGGAAACAAAGGAGGGCTAATCTATGGGCAGCGCAAAGCAGCAGAAATTAATCCAGCCGCAAAATAATATGCGCGTGACGGCCAGCTACAAAAACGCTGAATATCTGGCAAAACTCGGCCTAGGGAAGCATTACGGCATGGATTGCGCCGACAAAACACGAGCCAACTACCAAATCTACGGCATGGGCGATGGCGTTATCTTGGATGTGGGCACCGACACTTGCTTCGGTAACTACATTGTCGTCAAGTACCCACAGGCATACAACCACGTCCAGAAGCGCTACGTCGACATTATTGTGCGCATGTACCACTTCGCGTCTGTGAGCGTCAAGAATGGCCAGGCGATCACCAAGGATACCAAGATGGGCCTCTACGGCAGCACGGGCACCTACGCCAACGCCGCACATCTACACATGGAAGTTGACGAGGACACGGTGAACACGCATTATACGCCATCCATCAAAAACAACACCAGTAAATTCAAGGGCCGGAGCTCCGGCGCCAATGATTTGACTATGTCCAATCCCTTGGAGTGGATGCACTGCAAGACCAGCGCGCCGGATAAGCAGACGTACACAACCGACGGGAATGCATATATCAACGATGGAGATAAAACTATTCCGGTGATTGGGTAGACAAGTCCCGGCATTAATGGTAAAATAAGGTGGTGATGACATGGATTGGCTTGCAATTATAAGCTTAACTTGCTCTGTATTGCTTATTCCCGCCTTGGGAATCCTCTTGAAGCGATACGATCAAAGGGCGGATAAGCGCTCAGAGGAAGCTATAAGGCGCTCAGACGACAGAGACAAGGCCAGGGCGGAGGCTCAGGCGGCCTTTAATGGCTATTTGCTTGAAGGTATTATTACTATTGGGGATTTGTCTCAGGCCAATGCCAAGGTAACGCTCTCAAAACAATCTGCCGAATCCCTTAATAGATTAGAAATTGAGGATAAGAATTACACAGACTTTCGCAAGAAAATTGATGCATTTAAAACCAAGCAAACTCTGGGAACTTTACAGCATTAAGGAGGCAGTTGATATTATGGCAGATATGGAGAAGCTGAACATACCCGAAAATGACGCACTGCAATTCGTAAAAGAATCGGCGAGTATTGGACTGAAAGTGGCTGAGCCTTTGCAAAAAGATAATGAACGGTTAACCGAAATCATTAAGCATCAACAAATCACATTCAGAATTGTAGTCGGCATATTAGGTGCGGTATTGGCGTTGTTTATTGCTCTTGCATATCTTTCTCCCGCCGAAATGGAGCAGAGCCAAAATCTGCCGGAGCAAACCCAATCGCAAGCCACGAAGGGAGTTAATTGATGGCAAATCAACGGCAAAAAGTAAAGACCGGAGCAAGGCTCCCGCGCAAGCCCAAAAAACCAAAGAAACCGAAATAAGGCGGTGATCGCCTTTGAATTTGCAGCACAAGATTATCCGGGAAATGCTTTGCAAGATGGTGAAGCCCACGGCGCATGATATACTATCTACTTATCTGCCGGTTCGAGAATATACGGCAATATATTACGCGGACGTAGAGAAGGAAAGCCTTTTTGATATTGGCGAAAAACGACTTAATTGCGAAGAAATAACCGTAAAAAAATATCGCAGGAGCGGGTATGAAAAACTCGCTTCTATTTATTTTCCTAAAAATTGAATAGCATATACTTTAAAGACACTCGTTGGGTACTAATCGTATCCAACGAGTGTCTTTTTTTATTTTATAATTAAGGCATGGACCAGATTAAATACACCGACAAAACAATCAAATTAGAACTCATGCACCACTTGGCCTACACCGAACAACAGGCGGACCGGCTTATTGAGCTTTACCGGCGGAATGGGAAGTTGGATGATTTGATGGCGGTTGTCGAAATAAAGAAAGAGGTCAGCTCCCGGCTCTGACCGGTTGCTATATAAGGCTATGGTGTGAGCGGCAACCACACCTTGCTACTCTACTGTAGTCTAATTATATTTACAAAGGTGTGGTTTTAATATGGCAGATTATTTTTCACCGAACAGCAATCCCTATCCATACGGATATCAAAAGCAATACCCTACCCGCGTAATTAGCGGTGATCAAATTTTAGAGCTTAACGGAGAGCAACAGCAAACACTTATCGGGCACACCTTGACCTATTGTAATGAATTGGAGTCTGCGCTGAATGAGGCCGTGTCAAAGGCGGAGGGCTTCTATAATCGGCTTGTCGAGTTGGGTGATATTGTACCGCCTAAATCAGCGGAGGAGCTGCTAAAGGAACAGGCGGCTCAACAGCAGGAAATAAACGCGACTCTACTATCTACCATTCAAAAACTATCCGATAAGATAGACCGTATGGAAAAGGAGGATAATCATGCCGGATTTAGCGCAGATAGCAATGACAGCGGTGAAGGCAGTGCGGCCGGACATAGCGGAAAAAGCGGAAAAGGAGCTAAATAAATATACTCCCGATCAGGCTGGATTGCAAAAACTGGTCAGAGATAAAGGCGGCGAAGCATTTTTGAACGGTGCTGTTAATTTTGCCAACAATGCGCCGAGAGTAAGGGCAATGTTTGATAAATTCGGGGTTAAGCCAGAGACTTTAAAAGATAACGTCATGAAAGAATTGCAAAGCTCACAACCCCGGTCTGTATCGGCTGGAAATTCTTCTGCGAATCCTGCTACTTCTTCCTTGGAAAGATTGAAAAAATTAAAATAAGAGCGCCCGAAGACGCTCCATTATAGTTATTATTTGCCCCAGTATTTTTGCTCACCGGCCTTTCTAGCAGCTATTGCACTGTCAATATCAGTGAAATATCCCAAGTGTATATCTTTCCCATCGGCATGTATACCCGCTTTCCATCTTCCCGTTGATTTGCAAAGATATACACCCTTATGACCAGATGTATTATCCTTTCGCATTCCCATGTTTCGATTTTGCTCTAAAGATGTAGCCCACCGACAATTGTCGGGTGAATAATCTTTGTCGTTTTCAATCCGATCAATTGTTAATTTATTGCTATATCCATTGGATAAAGCCCATTCAATAAAAGATTTAGAGTTTTTCCATTCTTCACAAACCTTTATCCCTCGACCTCCATAACTTTCATATTCCTTAAAATTTGGATTGCTGCAACGTTGCAACATATTACTCCATATTTTATATAACCTCGTCCCATGCATGCCATGCTTGATGTTTTTACCCATAAAAAATAATCTCCTATCCTAAATTATGTGGCAAGGGGCAAGCGGATTAGACTTGCCCACGGGTGGCCACCCGTCCACATATAAATTGTACCATAAACAAAGCAAATATTCAACGCTCAAATGCGATGTTAATAGGCAAAAGCCTTTAACATAAATATTATTATGAAAGGAGATAAAATTATGGCCTCATACGAATTAAACAATGATTCTGTAGGCGGATTCGGCGGATTCGGCGGCTTTGGAGGTGGGTGCGGTTTACTTGTCGTTCTCCTGATTCTCTTCGCTGTTTTCTCCGGGGGTGGGCTCTTTGGCCGTGGAGAGCATGGTAGAGACCATGACAGAGACTTCGATGAAATCCGTAGTAGGTTCACAAACAAATGCGGTTGTGTCTCGAATTGTGAAATTGACCGCGATGTCCTGACTTCCCGCGACGCTGGCATCATCGAGCAGAAGAGCATCTACGAGAAACAGCTGCAACAGAAGATCAACGAGCAGACAGCCGTTATCATGGAGCAGAAAAATCAACTGTTCCTCAACGCGCAGTTTGCCGAATTGACCGAAAATCTGAACGCGAAATTCAACTGTCTGGAACGCGAAATCGAGAAACGCCCTGCGGCTGTTCCTCATTTCGCAAAGACCGTGGATGCTTGTGTCCAGCCGCAACTTAACTGCTTTGACAGGTTCCGTGAGCGTGACGGCAGGCGCGATCGTGATGATTGTTGCTTCTGCTAAACCATCCCCCAATTCTTCGTTAGCGCCTTTCCGTTAAAGGCCGCATTACAGGGCGGCTGATGTCGCTCTGTTTTTTATGAGGTGATATAAATGATACCGTTGCAAGCCGTTGCGTTGATTTATGCAGGCATGTTATTGGAAAGCCCCACCCGCAGAGAACAATTCACAAAATTCTTAAATGGCGCAGGTGCGGAAGTAGAAAAAATGGTGGGCAATTTTACAAGTAAGGGCGGTGTGGCTAAAGATGATACAGCCGCCGCAGAGGAACCAACCGAATTCAGATGATATTGCTATTCTGGGCGCGTTCGGCGGTTGGTTTGGTTCTTTATTAACTGCCGTTATATTGATGGTGGCCGTCCGAAACTTAGGCATCAATACGCGAACGCTCGCCTTGACTAGCGAAAATCTTGAAAATACCAAGCGAAACGCCGAGAACACGACAACGATGATTTCAGAGCTACAGAAAATAAACGCTCAATTAGAAAGGATGCAATAATATGTCTATTTGTTGCAATTGCCCTACCAAGATTGTATCAACTGCTATCGCGGTGGTTGGCACTAATCTACAAATTACGATCCCCGCCGATCCAGCGCTCACTCCCAGCACAAAATATTGCCTTGTGTTGGCGCAGCCCATTCCCGACGCTGGCGAAGCATTACCCGTTACCATATTGCCAACTGGAGGTACCGCTATTCCGCTGCTGAAAACCATATGCTGCATCACTAATAGTCGCGGTGGTTGCGCCCAGTGCACCTTTGGCGATCAAGAATTTGGCATAGACCTTCCTGAGCGCGGCCGCACACGCATTCCGCTTTATCTCAACAATAATATGAGTGACTTCTTTGACCTCCGTGGAGTAGAACATCTTCGGCGTTGCAGGAGGGCGTAATCATGACGGATATTCCTGTTGGCGGATATGGCGGCTTTTGCGCCACGCCTTATATCCCCGAAACATCAAAAGAACTGCAAGTAAAATCACTCATGGAAACCGCAAAAGAATATGGTGTTGAAACCGATATTTCCATGTTTGTGTTCGTCATGAAAAAAGTATACGGCGATACGAACGGAATTATTGATAGCGTTATGCCGTCTTTGATGGATTTGCTTGAAAAATATCTAAAATCTTCGCCCGAAAAGCCTGACGAAACAGAGGTGAGCGAATAATGCCTTATGATATGAGAAATCCCGGAAACCCCAGCCACGATGAAATGAACCATGAAGAAAAAAAGAAAGAGCTCTGCATGGAACTGGACCGCATTTGCACATATTTATTCGCCGGTTGTTTATGGCATTTAAGGGCGGCTAATGCTTCAAGAAAAATACATGTTCGCGGCCCCGGCCGTTGGCACGATGACGGGGAGGCAGCAGGTGATTTCTGCTCTTTGAAAAGCTTGCTAAAAATGTCTCGGGATAGACTGAAATATGATCCCCGAATTGATATGGCAATGGTCGCAAAGGCAGAGCCCTATACCATGAATAACCTTGACGATTTTAAGGCTCATTTCCCAATGTGGAAAAAGAACGAGGCAGAGCTTATCGAATGCCTTGACCATGCTATCCATTTAAGCCGAACCATCAGTGCGGAAATATATGAAAAGCTCATGTGTCTTATCAAAGAGGTTCAAGGAGAATGGACGCAGGTTGATATGGCTGAGGGTAGCTTTATATTTGGTGGCTATATGCCTCATGATGTTTCTGTCAAATCTAAATGGATGCATGAATATATGGAGCATGAGCATAAAGAGGGCGAAGATATTAACTTCAATCTCGGATAGGCGGTGT